TGATACAACCCCCCAAGCAAGACCTACTAGCCGGCCTCCGAAAATGGACCCTGGAACGTGACGACGAATCTGATCCCGGCGGGCTTATTTACCGCGACCCTGACGGTAATTGTTACCATAGTATTACAAGAGTGTTGGGTGCAACAGCGCCACCAGAGCAAAAGGAAAGACTGAACAAGTGGCTGGAACGTCCAGGGTCAACCCAAGAGCGTGACAGTGCTGCAAAACGGGGCACATTTGCCCACGACAACGCCGAATATTGCCTTAAGACCGCCCGCAAACTCGCCATTCATGCAGCCAACAAACGCGGCCTTTGGAAACCCGGCTCTGATGGCCTGGAGCGTGCTCCCAGTGCTCTTACTCGCTGGGCTCTGGAAAAGGCCATTCAAGGCTCCCCCAAGGTCAACTGGAGCGCCGCTGGCTACGCCCGAGGTCTACGTTCCTTCATCCTGGAGCGAGTAACGGCCATTCATGCCTGCGAATTCAGCGTCTACCACCCCGAAATGTCCACGGCTGGAACGTGCGACGCCTTGCTGGACATCGACGGCAAGCTGACTATCTGCGACTGGAAAACCAGCGCCCGCGAGCGTTCCGAGGAGATGCTTCTCAACTACAAGGACCAGCTAGGCGCGTATTCCCATTCATTGCGCTACATGACAGGCATTCAGCCTGAAGCTGGAGCGATCGTTGTGGCGCGTCGCTCTGGAGCCCCGCAAGTAAGGATTCTCACCGCTGAAGAATTGGCCGAAGCTGAGGCCCGCTTTGCACGGCGAGCCGCTGACTACTGGCTAGGGCTGGAACGTTGCTCGGGCTAAAGCCCTCGCGAAAACCCATTCATTGCCGCCTCCCAAAAAGCCATTCATAGGCTTGGATTCATGAGTCTCACCCTGGCGGTGGAGCGAACTTAAGGCGCCACCACAAAGGCCTGTCCTTGTGTTCTTCCATCCACTCACTACGGGTTAGCGGCTGGTACGGGAGCAGACAGCGGGTTCTGATTTTCCCTAGGTGATCATTGGCCTGCATTTCACTGTTCATTGTCAGGCCCCCTTAATGGTGAAACTTAGGCCCTTGGCTGGTACGTTCATCGCCTCCCATTGACCGGAGAGGCTCAGGATCTGGAGTTGATAGGTCATCGGCTGGATCGTGAGTGGATCGCTTGTGCTTTTCTAATGTAGCACCTTAAGGGTAAGTCTCGCGAGACTCACGCCCAAGGCGAGGCCTGAGTCTGGAGCGGACCAGACCAGCGCTTCACTTTGTCCATCGCTGCAACTAGGGAGGCAGCGCTCTTCACGTCGCCAGTAGCTACAGCCGTGTCGAACAAGTGCTGTAACTGCGCAAGGGTTGAACCTGGAGCGTTCTCTGCAAGTTCCGCAGAGTCTGGCCCATCGTCGCTCAGGTCAATCTCAGCGTGAGCGGCTGCCAGATCCGAATAGGCGCTGGAGCGTGAGATATGGAAGCGAGCGCTCAGCATGGTCGCGACTGCCGCGTTAGCGACGCCGCGCTCTAGCAACGCGCGAGCGTAACTCTGCCGATGCTGGACTTCTATCGAGGTTGCCATAGACCTGGAGCGTGTGGAGCGTGGTTGGCTCCAGAACTCTGTCACTGTAGCACCGAAAGGTGGAAAACCTGGACAAACTGGAAAAGCTGGACAAAAGCGCGGGGTCGTTGCGCTAGGTGATAGGATACTAGGGAAGTTCAAACCAGCTCATCCATGGCTGACCTACTCACCCCTGAGAACCTGGAGCGTTGGACCTCTGCGGATCCCGCCGCCGGCTTCGCCGGCAACTATGTCGGAGCGGACCTCTCAGACTTTTACTTGGCTCCCGTATCGGTTACCCGCGACACCTCCGACAGTTTGAGCCTTTCCAACTGGCAAGTGGTGACGGAAGAACTCCAGGGCCTGGCACGTCACGACGAAACCGGCATCACCCGTATGGGCCATTGGGCCTGTGGCTGGTACGAAATCTTCTTAATCCATGCCACAGACCGCGACTGCCTGGAGCGTGCTGATGAGTGGGCTGCCGATCTGGAAAGCTATCCCGTAGCGGATGAGTCACACCTAAGCGAGCTTGAAAGCCGCGAGGAAGATGAGGCTTGGGAGCGTTACGGCGAAGAAGATTGGCGGAAGGCTATCGCCAATGTCCTGGATCGTTACGCCCCAGCGGATTCTGACCAATGGTGGGCAAGCGACCTGGCCGATACCCTGACGGATGAACAACTAAGCCAGAGCTGGTACGCCGCTTGTGAGGCTGACGGCTGGCACTGCGAGCACCACTCCGATGGGCCTTGCCTAAACATTGAAGACGCCGCCGAAACTCTGACGGCTGGAACGCTATCGGAGCTTTTAGGCCGGGCGATTCTGCCGCTAGATCAGCAGTGGCGCTCCGAACCTTACCCGTGGCCTGGAGCGTCGCCGTCACCGCTCGCTACGCTCGCGGATCCGGCAGCACTGTGATATTGTAGTTTAAGTTCTCCACACCTAGGAACAATGCGCACAACAACAAAGCACCTAGAAGGCTCCCTGCAGGTTCTCAACGAAATGCTTGGACGTCCGGAAGCTCCCTACATCAACGGCGAGCCCGTTTCCGGCTGTATCTCTTACGAGAGCTGGAACGGTTCCTACCACATCACGGAATCGGTAGGGAGCGGCTGCCAGCGGCTGTCTGCCTCTGGAACGTTGCGCGAGGCTCACGCTTGGGTGTGCGCTGCGATTAAAGGCGTTCAGCTCACCCAAAATCAGCCCATCGGCTTTTAAGGTGCTACAGTAAGCAAGTTCTCCACCCATAGGAACCATGACTCTCCAATTAAGCCAGACCAAAACCAAAACCGAAGAACTGGCCTGGAACGCTTCCGAGCCTTCCGTGACCACTGAGCTCCAGCTAACGCTCCAGAACTCCGGCATCGACAAACCTAAGCCGACTGTCCAGATAAGCCGGACCGCTTTCCATATCCGGGACTATTACGGCGAGACAGACCGGATCAACTTCCGCTTCTGGAGCGATGCCGGTGAGATTAGTGACGCCGTTGTCGCTTTTGTCGCTGCAACGTATGACGGGCTCAGCAGTAGTAACGAGACTGTGAGGCAAGACGCCCGCGAGCTTCTGGATCGGATTCTGGGGGCTGCTGGACATGCCTAAGCCGATCCTGCAGCTACTGGCTGGAGCGTTGCCGGTGCTTCCGTTGCTGCTTTTCCTACTCTGAGCCAGCGATTCTACGGCCTCCCGATTGTGGGGGGCTTTTTTGTTGCCTACTATCAGAGGAAAGATCAGAACGGATTAGGCCTGTGGCTGACTCTGAAGGGCAAGAGAAGAAGACAAGCGTTGCCAACGATGAGTCGAAGCGATGGCGCGGTGGCCCTAGCTCTCAGGTGCGAATTGAGGAACGGGTGAACGCTGCCTACTCTCTGCTCCTGGAAGGGAACACCAGACGCGCCAATGCTGAGTTGCTTTCTAAGAGGTTCAACACGTCCCTGCGGACCGCTCACGAAGACATAGCCAAGGCCATGCGGCTTCTGAAAGAGGAGCGCCAGGCCGATCGCGAAGAAATGTTGAACGTGGTGACCGCAAATCGCCTCTCATTGTTGAAGCGATGCGTCCGCAAGGGTTCCTACCAAGTGGCGCAGCAGTTGCTCAAGGATCTAGGCGCCGCGGCCGGTGAGAATGATCCGGCCACGAATGACGCGCTCGCCGTGCCGCAAATCTCGATCCGCATCGAGGAGTAAGCGGCTGGCCCGCGCGCATCGCTGCGCCTGCTCCATTGTATCACAAAACGCGCGTGGCTTAGACCATGCGGCGCCTTACCATGCCGCGCCCCCACAGCCGGGGGTAATGGTCGGTTTTTCAGGTGGCATAGCGGCGGGTAGGGAACCTTCTGACAGATCTGACAACTAGTTCTTCCCTAGTACAACGGGGGTAGGGGTCGAGTTTGCCTGGAACGTCAACGGCCTCCCAAAATAATATGTGCTACAGTCAGTTCTTCTGTGCTACACCCCCGTGTTTTTAGCCGCCGTACTGCTAGCCGCCAACCCAATACCCCGCGTCGCCTCCTACTGCCCACCCAACTACCAATTGGCTGGAGCGTATTGCGTCCCAACCACCGAACGCAACGCCATCCCCCGCACCAACTCCTATTGCCCACCCAATTACAAACTGGCTGGTGCGTACTGCGCCGAAAACGACCTATAATCTTCTGTAGCACACCCCCTTCTATGTACCCATCCGAGCAGATCCTCCAGCTTCCGATCGACTGCATGAAGCCTGGAGCGGAGGATGTGACCGCGATGAACAACCGAAATCTTGTGCTTGGAGCGTTGTACGAGTTAGATGGTCGCAACGACCCATCGCACCCCTACGCGCACACCTACACGGGTCTTTACCAGAAGTTTGTTTGTAAGAAATGACGGTTGCTGATGCAATCAGCCTGCGAAAAGCGCAGGGTGCCGTCTTCAAATCCCGCGACCGTTTCCGCGTCTTAGTCGCCGGTCGCCGTTTCGGCAAGTCTTACCTCTCCTGCATCGAACTATTGCGTGGAGCGATCGACAAGCCGGGCGAGGTGTTCTTTTACTGCGCCCCGACTTACCGGATGGCGAAGGACATTGCGTGGAAAACGCTCAAACAGCTGGTGCCACCGCAATGGGTCAAGAGCAAAAACGAGACCGACTTGAAGCTCGAACTCGTGAATGGGTCCGTAATCGAGTTGAAAGGCACCGAAAACGCCACCGCACTACGAGGTCGCAGCTTGAGCGGTGTGGTTTTGGACGAAGCTGCCTTTATGGACCCCGGCGTGTGGTTCGAAGTGCTCCGCCCTGCGCTAGCCG